CATATCCAGCACTACTATGTCAGGCTTGTAAGCCTTGATGATAGCCTCAACCCATCCCATGTCCTTGCCCGTACTATCATACAGTTCTATCTGCTTACGTACTGGCTCATAGCGTGACGCAGCTAAGGCATAGTTACCCTTGACCTCCTCCATAGATAGAGATGTTGCTGCACTTAGGTAACGTGCGCCTACTCTCTCGTATGCCTCTTCATTACAAAGCACCAGACACTTGGCACCCTGAGAAGCAAAGCCACCCGGCGCACCTATCAGTGACGCATGGAAGGATGTCTTGCCTGTGTTAGGCCGTGCACCTACGATGATCAAGTGACCACCACTGATACCCTCAACGTTCCTACCTAAGCTAGGTATGTTGAACTTCCATTGGGACTGAATGTCATTAGCCTTGAGCAGATGATCAATCTCTATGTTACCAAACTCAAGCTTAAGGTTAGGTGTGAAGTCATCCTGATATGTCTGCAATAGATTACGCACAGGCTCAAGGCTATCCAGTGATCCGTTAACGTAGTCAAAGCCTATGTTAGCCAGCTTGTTACCCAGTACCTGTTGGAATAGTTTAGACAGTACCTCACTAGCTATCTCTTTGTTCATGGACTCTTCACGTGACACACGCTTGAACAGATCATTGTATGCCTGTTTGTTTGCCGTAGTCATAGTGCTGTTGTTAGCAAAGAACAAAGCCTCAAGCTCAGAGGTAGTTAGGCTGCGTTCATACGTAGTCATAGCATAGTCTAGTGTCTGCTTAATCTTACGCACATCCTTACTGAACAACTCATCAGGACATCGTATGCCCTTGTTGTTATCATAGAACTCCTTGTCCATTAGAGTTCTTATTAGTGCTAATTCCATCATGGCTTCTTCCTATTCATTATTTTATACATACCCTCTGGGCTACGGTAGGAAGCAATTATGTCAGTGAACTGCTGTAGACTCATGAATAACATCTGATAGTCATCCATCTTTTCATCATACTGCCTCATGTATACGATGCCATTATCTGCAACGATCATCTCAACATCTTCAAACATATTCTCCTGATCTAGGGTAGTAATTACTGAAGCATCTGATTCAAACTCAACGGTGAACATGGTTGATTGCCTCTCTCTCCTTAGACCTTTGCCTCTCTTCATGTGTCATAGGTCTGATGTAGTGTGGATCAAACCCATCTAACTTCTTTAATCTATATTGTAAGTCTGTTATCTCTTTAGTCAAAGCAAATAGTTCTTCTTCTTTAGTAGCTATCTCACGCTGTACGTTCTCTTTCTCACCACACATACTCATTCATCATCTCCTTCAAGTGCGTCCCATGATATAGGAAATAGTTTTAACATCTCTCTATCCACACCAAGGGCTACCTTCCTGCTTTCATATTGGGTATCTGGTGTAATCCTTAGCCTACACATATCAGCAAAGGCGTCAAGGCTACCTGACCAGTACCACTCAGTCATGTGGTTAAGTGGTAACACCATCCTTGCTTGCTCCTCACACACGCCCATCTTAAGTAGGTACTTGTACTGCTTAGCTGCCTCAATGCCTGACTGTTGTATCACACCATCCAAGGTGCTGTCATAGCCCCCCATAAACATAGGAACTCCTGAGCCTTGCTTCTTATCCTTAGTTGCCTCACGTAACTCAGGCTTGTAGAACTCAGGCTCAGTGTCAACATACCTACGGCTGATCTCATTCCAGCGTAGGAACTTATGCTTGACCAGCTGTCGTGCTACAAACACGGGGGCCTTAACGTGAAAGGATGCAAAGGCGTGACCGAATGGTGAGGTATGCTTATGCTTAGCTAGGTAGTGTATTAGTTTAGTGTCTGAATCTTTTAGCACGTCACTCTTCTTACCAAAGCTAACCCGTGCTGCGTTCACTACAGATAGGTCAGTACCCATGCTATCTATTAGTGTTACATCAATCATGGTATTGTCACCCCTATACACTCTATTGTTTCTGACTTGTCATTCACCATAACAGCTGCGTGTCTTAGCTCTGACAGGCATAGTGTTTCATTAGCAAATGTATCTAGGTGGTGATACCTTACAGTTGATGTCGGTATTACCTGAAACCATATTAGTACCCACATTGTAGTCATCAGAAGGGCACCTCACCATTAGCGTTGCGTGGATCTACATAGTACCCCTTCACCATATGAGGTGGTACTTCTTTAGTAGTCATAGGGTGTGTACCCTCAAGCCCCATCTCCTTAAGAAAGTCTTTCAAGCTACCCATCAAGTGCCACCTCCCTTAGTATCTCTAGTGCCTGTTCTTCTGTTAGCTGGAACCACTCACCATTCTCATGCTTGCTCCAAGGGAGGGCAGTCCTAGCTTCTGCAAGCAAGTGTGCCTTAACCTCAGCTGCATGATGGTCATCAAAGTGTACATAGTGTATAAGTTTGAAGTTACGGTGTGGTGTGTATGTCTGGAAACTAGCATGGCGTTTGTCCATAGCACCATCTTCAGCCTTACCAATCTTGATCCACCCAACTGAGCGTGGATCGCTAATGGCATACACATAGCCTTCCTTTGACTTTGTATCCCTTTGTATAGGAGAGATGTCTGTTATATCAGTTGATGTCCAATTACCTGCTCTATGAATGATCCATGGGTTGTTTTTGGATATGTACTTACCATTAATCCGCATTTGTGCCGCATTTCGTTTATTGCTGGCCTCTACATTGTCCTTGTAGTAAGGCTTCTTACCTGTCTTAAGATTTATATTATCCATTTATCATGTCCTTTAATCTGTTTACATCTGACTCTAACTTATATTTGATATCATCGTCAAGTCTTAAAGCTAAGACTCTTTTGCCTGTCCACGTCTCTACCTCCTGTTTGTACGATAGTGTCTTGCTCATGGCGTCAGGGTCTAACGCTATGATAACCTTATAGAAATCTCCTATGTGTTCCATCTGCGCTGGGCCTAGTGACGTACCAAGAATGGCTAGGCCAGTTGTGTTAGGCATGAGTTGAGCCACGACAATGGCACTGATCACATCCTCTACCACTACACACACACCGTTGGATGGGCCAAGCAGACGTTTGAATATAGATGCCTGACCAGTGTAGCGGAACCATTTAGGTATAGCTCCATCAAGGGCACGGCCTACTGCGTCAATCACTACACCCTTATGCTGGATAGGAAATACAGCACGCCTATCCTTAACGTCATAGAAGATCTCCTCATTGGTTAAGCCCCAACGTCCTAAGAACCTATGCAGTAGCTGATGCTCAGGCTGAGGGTTAACGACATACTCAGGGTAAGGCATAGGCTCCAACTCTTTGCGTACCTTTAAGTCCAGCCCCTGCATACGCTTGAGTATCTCATCAGCTGTCATGCCTGTAGTAACTGCACCACGTATGCCACACCCCAACTTGTAGCAGTTGTACATCACCGCACCACCATCCTTAGATGCAGTGAATGTATTGCTACCACCACAGTTAGGGCAGTGCATACGTGTTGTCTCACCCTCACCTAGCATGAGGTCATCTACAAATTTCTTAATGTCCATCACTTCTTCCTATTAGCTAGGGCATTAGTAGACCCTGTGAGTGTGTTGACCAAGTAAGGCTTAACACTTTGTGGATTGCTGTGACCACTGACCTGCATGATACCAAACGTATCAACACCACCCTCAACTAATTGAGTGATACCAGTGCGGCGCAAGTCCATGGCGGTTATCTCAGGAGGTAGCCCAGCGTGAGCCTTAACCTCGTTCACTAGCTTATGTATATCTCCACTAGCATACGGCTTGTAAGCACTACCCTGTGGCTCTACAGCAGGTGCCACGTACAGTTGGAAGCCGAACGTATCCTTCTGTTCAGCTAACATACGGCATAGGTCACCATCTATAGGTAGTCGTACCTCTGCCCTGCGTTTGCTCTGCTCTAAGTCCAGTGTCTTAGTAGTCAGGTCTATGTTAGACCACTGAAGGGTACGCATGTCACCTACACGCTGTGCCCATTCGTATGCCATGTGTATGATCAGGCCAATGCTGCGCCACTTCCACTGGCTGTATGCTGTGTCTAAGAATGTAACAACCTGAGCATCAGTCCAGCGTACCTTACGTACCTTATCTCTAGTACGTTGAACTAATGTCACAGGGTTAGTGACCAGTGCCTCATGCCTGATGGCTGTATTGAGTACAATACTAAGACACGTTGCCATGTAGTTAGCCTGTCGTATGCCCACATTAGTCTGCCACTTGTCATACGCTACAGTGGCGTGCTTGAAGCGTAGGTCACGCAGCTTAATGTTACCCAGCTGCTTATCATTTTGTACTTTTGTTTTGCATACACGCAGTAAGTTGTAGTCGTAATCTTTCTTACTACGTAGGGACAACGCATGGTACTTAGGGGTACGCATATAGAAGTCACACGCTGCCTCTATAGTATGTGTCTCCTTAAGTTCCATGTGCTTATTCATTTAATGTACTCCTTCTTAGGCTTAGGTATAGGGTGGTGTGACCAATCATCACAGGGGTCATCCGCACCACAATCTTTATCGTTACTAGTATGTATCATAGAAATCCAAACCCCATTCCAAATACTGCTATTGCTACAATGATCTTCAATAGAAAGATAACTGCTGCCTCAAAATATCTGATGAGTGAAGTCTCCTTTGGTGATACGATTGGTAATGTCTGCAAGCTCATCACTAAGCTCATCCATATCCTCACCTATCCATGACGCTGCGTCAATAGTGGTAGATATATTATCGTAATCATCCAACTCATCAGGAGTTATGTAGTAGCTTGCCATGTTACTTACCCCCTTCGTAGAACCATGCCTTGTCATCAGTAGCTAGTACCTTAGGTAGCCAGTGACGTGGGTTGCCATCTTCGCCAACAGTTGGGCGGAAGTTGAACTTGTTGCTTACATTGTAAGCTGCTTCCCGCATCCGCCGTATGTCAGACAGATTTAGATCACAACACTCAAGGACATCATCCAACACGCTGTCTACTGTGTTGAACAAAGCAAGTATGGCCCTCGTATCTTCTACTGAGATTGTCATTGTATCTGCATCTGATCTTGCTGCTTTAGATTTAGTCATTGTTAGTATTCCTTTTGATTGATTTCAATACGGATTGTATTGTCTCTCTGTTTGATGTGATGATGACAACCTTACCGTCATCACCATACACTGTGTACTTACCACCGTCTTGAATGACGTACATCTACCCAGCAAAGTGTCGTACTCTGCGAGTGATGATCTTGTTCGCAGCTTTTTCTATGTAGATGGTACGTCTGCCTAAGTTGTAGATGTTGAAGCATTCACCACGCTGGATGTTATATCCACGGCTGCTAGTAGCACGGAAAGGCTTACGCTTACGTGTCATACCCTTCATACCTAAGAAGTTAAAACGGAATCCATTAGTGCCATCATTCAGTGGCTTGGTTGCGATACATGTAAACATATTATTTTCCTTCCAGTTGAGTGCGAACTTCGCTAAGTAAATCAATGAGTTGCTTGTTGTTCTTCATGCTAGTGTTAGGTAACACCTTCTCACACATGGCGAGAATCTTAAGGTTCAGTGCGTCAGTAATCATGTTAGTCCTCCTTCAATTACAAGTAGCTTAGGTGTCGGTGTAGGCTTATGTATCGCACCGTTGATTAGTACGTAACGTAAGTCATGATACAAGTCACTGTTGTAGTCCTCTAGTTCTACTGACGGACCGTCCGACACTAGCTCATAGGTGTAGTCAGGGTAGGCATCAGACAGCATAGCTATCATACTTTTACCACCTACCTCTGACCTACTGTTAGTCAGTCGGCACGGTACGCTAACGTAGTCTAAGTGTACACATAATTTGTATGTCATGTTGTCTCCTTCTTTGTTGGTATACTATTAAAAGCTTTTATCAAGGCATCTATTACATAGTCCTCATGCTTTTTAGGTATGACTGTATGCTTGCTTAGCTCTGCAAGCATCTCTACTTTTAATTTACTACTAGGCATTGCTGTCTCCTTCATTGTACTTCACCTGTTATCTCTATGACATCTACTTGGTTATAGCAAGCGTTACAGTTTGCTGAAACTATAGGCTCATCTTCTTGCACCATCTCCTGTCTGTCCATGTCCCACTTGACCCAGCTAGTAAAGCTAAGGTCAGTGCCATGACACTCATTGCATAGGTACACAGTCTTTGTTTCACCTGACATGAAGTCACTCATGATACCTCCTCATCAACCAGATCATACTGTTCTCTATACATATCACTAGCCCATGTCAAGCTCAGCCCCATGATAGCCTCACGAATGTAGCTGTCACCCATGTCATAGCTACCATGTGTCATGTCTGACTTAACTGCAACCATCCACTTAGCGTACTGATTTTTATTCTCATTGGCTGGCACTTGGTACGTCTTAATCAGACGCATCTCAGTGTTACCAAATGGACCCATGCCCTCAAAGATTGCATATGGATCTTGTACGGGACGTGATTTACCTAATAAGTTTTTAGCCATGTTATGATTCCTTTTATGTTACGAAGATTGATCGTGTATTGTTAGCTGAACTACAGGTTAGACTAGCCAGCTTACCAAAGTCAATAGCTTTTCTCATGGTAAATCCTCCCATACATGCTCAGCTATCTCATACCAATCAACATCATGTAAACACATACGCAGTAGGTCACTAGTCAAGCCTCCTGCTCCTCCACTAAGATTGTGGAATACACGAGTCCCTACATACTCCTCAATTTGCTTAGCAATGTTTTGCATAGAGGGTGATGTGTCATCTCCAGCCATGTCTGCAATGTACCCTTGTAGCTCAGGC